TGAAGAACTGATTTCTGACCTTACGGTTTCTGCTGCAAAAGCAGTTATCTTCCCCCCATCTTTCCAAGGTAACTATACTCCTGACGAAATTATTACTCAAAGTAGAGTTGTTGGTGGTCAAAATGTTACTGCTAGAGGTAGAGTTGTCTCTTGGAATGCTACAACTAAAGTTTTAAAATATTATCAAAATAATGTTGACGGTATCTTCCCTGAAGTTACTGGTACTCTGAATGAATTTGACGGTTCTAATGTTATCAATGGTGCAACTTCTGGTGCTGCTGGACAACCTGATGTGAACTTCCCAGCGGTTCCGAATTCTTCTTCTAGAACCATTAACAATACCGAGTATGACTTGGGTATGAAGTTTAATAACGGGTATGCAAAACCCGAGATCAAGTCAAATGATGGTCAGATTATTTACATAGATAATAGAAGAGCAATCGGTCGTGCAAATGACCAAATCGAAGATATTAAAATCGTAATCGAATTCTAATGGCACAGAACACCAATCTCAATGTAACCCCTTATTACGACGATTTCGATAAGAATAAGAATTTCTATCGAGTTCTGTATCGTCCTGGGTATCCGATTCAGGCAAGAGAACTGACGACGATGCAGAGTATTCTGCAGCATCAGATCGAGAATCTTGGATCCTGGGCATTTAAGGATGGTTCGATGGTTATCCCTGGTCAGGTGGGATACGATCTCGATGTCAAAGCTATCATGCTTCAGGAATCATTCCTGGGTGCTAATGTTGAAGATTACAGAGCACAACTCAACGATAAAATTATCACTGGATTGACTTCTGGTGTTAAGGCAAAGGTTCTGTTCAGCATTTCCGCAGGTGATTCTGATAAGGGTTACATCACATTATATCTTAAGTATATTGAAGCAGGTGGTGAGGACAACAATCAAACCACCTTCACTAATAATGAACAGTTGATTACTGATACCGAAATCACTTTCGGTACAACTTTGATTGAGGTTGGTTCTCCTTTTGCTCAACTTCTGCCTACTGATGCTTTGCAGAAGGGTTCTGTTGCTTATGTTCAGGATGGTGTATACTTCATCCGTGGTTTCTTCGTAGATGTTCCCTATCAGTATATCCTTCTGGATCAATATGGAACCAATCCAAAATACAGAGTTGGACTTGAGATTCTTGAGTCAATTGTTACGCCAGAGGACGACCTTACTCTTAACGATAACGCTGCTGGAACATCTAACTATGCTGCTCCTGGTTCTCATAGATTTAGAATCACGACAAACCTAATTAAGAAACTGTTAGATGATGATGCTGATAAAGACTTCATCGAACTGCTTCGTATTAATGGTGAAAAAATTGAAAAACTTGTAGATCGCAGCGCATTACAAGAATTAGAAAAGACTCTTGCTCTTAGGACATATGAAGAGTCTGGTAACTATGTTTTAAGTGAGTTCCAACTTACGATGCGTGAAAGCGTCGATGATGGATTCAATAGTGGTGTTTATGATGCTGGAGATACAACCCAGCAAGGTAATGCTGCAGGAACAGATAAGTTTGCCTTAGAGGTAAGTCCTGGTACAGCATATGTAAGAGGTTATAGAATCAAGAACCTCGCACCTGTTTATGTTGATATTGATAAACCAAGAGATACAAATAGTCAGCAAAATGCTGTTATTGCTTTTACAATGGGCAATACAGCTACGGTAACTGATCTGTATGGATTCCCCAATGTCTCTGGTTCTACTGTAACCGATAACTATCAGGTGGTTGAGCTGTACGATACATTTACAGCATCTCCTGGTTCTGCTAGTGGAAACATTATCGGATATGCTCGTGTATCTGCTTGTGAATATGTTTCTTCTCCGTCTGGAAGCTTCGGAGCACAAACTGACAGATATAAATTGAATCTGTTTGATGTTCAGATGCTGACTGTATTAAGAATCGCATCTGCCAAATCAATCAATTCTGGTTCTGTAGTTGTCGGTAGAACATCTGGTGCCAGAGCATATGTTGTTAGTGATTTAACATCCACTCAAAATATTGTTGTATATCAAGTTGAAGGTGTATTCCAAGAGGGTGAAATGCTCACCCTGGATGGTCTCAACTTAGATACCATTGATAAGAGCCACACATATCTTTTCTCAGATACTAGATCTTTTGTTGGTCGTAATAATGTAAATGCCATCAAATTTACATCTGATATTGTTCTTGACAATGTTAGTCAAATTCAGGGTGCATCCTTTACATATGATGGCTCTGCAGGAACACTTACTGGTCTTCAGTCCAACTATGCTGCAGATCTGAGACCTGGAGATAGATTGTATTTCAGTGATACTGAGTTTGTTGATATTGATATCGTAGATCCTACTGCTTTACAGACAACAAACAACGGAACTATTTTCAATTATAGTGATCAAGTTGTTCAAGTATCTACTGGTGGATCTGCTCCTTCTACTGGTAGCTACCCTGTTGTCTTGCGCTATAGAGCTCAGTTAGGTGGGCAACTTGACGCTTCTCTTCTGTCTGAGATTCCCAGAAAGTATGTGAGAAGCATTTCTGATGAATCTATGATTGTCAGAAGAACTTTTAATAACCAAACTACTGCAGGTGGTAATATCTCCATCACTCTTCCTGAGAATGAGAGTTTTGTTGCTATTAATGATGAGAACTTTACATTTACTGTAGAGCAATCTACCAGTACGAACCCTGCAAGAGTCGCTGGTAAGCAATTAGCAATTGATACCGAAAACACTGGTGCTTTCTGCTATACCACATTCTCATCTTCAGATAGAACTACTCTTGAGATTAGAAACCTGACGAATATTACATCCGTTAAGGTTACTGCAACTATTTCTAAGGACTTTACCCAAAGAAAAACTAAGTCTCCATCACAAATGTTTGTTGTGAAGGTTGACAAGACCGTTGTTAACAATGTCAAACAAAATTATGGTCTTACTTATGATGCAAAATATGGCACAAGAATTGAAGATAAAGAGATTTCTCTCGGTGTAACTGATGCATATAAAGTACATGCAATCTATGAGTCTTTAGATAATAACGATCCTGTTATTCCTTCAGTAACTCTGGTTGAACCTGTATTCTTTGCTAATGGTACAATCGTCAAAGGCAGAACATCAAATGCTAGAGCAAGAGTTGTTGATTTCAACTCAAGCACACTGAAGTTGACTGTTGTTAATCTTGACGGTGATTTGGTTCTCGGTGAAACTCTTGACGGATATGATAGCAATGGTGCTGCTCTGACAGGCATTATCAATGATGCTGAGGGGTCTATTGTTGTTGGATCGAAAGATGTTACTGACAGATATGACCTGATTGATGGTCAAACTGCATTCATTTATGGTACTGCATACATTTCTAGAAAGAAAGGTGTTGCGGTTCCCACTAGAAAGTTAAAGGTTGTATTTGATTACTACAATCATTCTGCTACAGGAGACTATTTTGGCGGTCAATCGTATCTTAATACAACATACGATGACATTCCGTTCTATCAAAATGCATTCCTTGCAGATTTCCTCGACTTCAGACCTGGTGTTCAAAGAGCTACTGGCACAGGAAGTGGTACTGTCGCATCTCCTCTGCTTGTTACAAGTAAGTCTTTTGACTTCATGTCAAGAAGCTTCCCGACAGCAGGATCTCCTGCTGCTACCATCTTAGATATTCCTAAGTTGGATAGTGTCTTCCGTTGTGACTTTGATTGGTATCTGCCTAGGGTTGATAAGGTATTCCTGCTTCCTAATGGTCAATTCCAAGTTATCAAAGGTAAGTCTGAAGAAAATCCTGCAGCACCAGATGAGATTGTTGATGGTATGCTCGTCGCTACTCTGAGTCATAATCCATATGGTTTTGACCCCATTGAAGATACTGTAATTGTAAAATCTGAAAACAGACGCTACACCATGTCTGATATTGGTGGTCTTGAAAAGCGTCTTGATAATGTTGAATACTACACTTCTCTTAATTTGCTTGAGAGCGATACCTTCAATGCACAGATTACTGATGCTCAGGGTAAGAATAGATTCAAGAATGGATTTATTGTTGATGACTTCAGTGATCATTCCAAGTCTGCAACTGGTTTAGAAGATTATGCTGTATCTCTTGATTATGAAGAAGAGTCTTGCAGACCTTCTCACTACACAACAAATATCCCTCTCGTAATTAATACTAGTCTTTCTACTGGATATAGAAAAACTGGACCCCTGTTAAGTCTTCCATATGAAGAGGAAGTTCTTATTAATCAACCCTATGCATCTCGCGTAGAAAATGTTAACCCGTTCAATGTCTTTGCATACATTGGTCGTATTGATTTGACTCCTGCATCTGATGACTGGGTAGACACAACTAGAATTCCTCCCAGAGTTACCAACATTGAGGGCGATTTCCAAGCTACACGACAGAGACTTAATACCGACAACAACGGTTTTGCTCCTATTCAGTGGAACTCTTGGAGAACTAACTGGACTTCTACATCTAGAAGAGCTGGTAGAACCTGGAGATCTGGTCGTCGTTCTAGCTGGGGTAGAGGTCGTGCTGTTGACCAGAATGTACATATTACAACTAGAACAAATCAAACAAGAAGAGGAATTAGAACTAGAGTTGTACCTAGGATTGATCGTACATCTATGGGAGATAGCGTCGTCTCTAGAACAACAATTCCGTTCATCCGTTCTAGAAATGTCGATGTAAACATTGTTCGTATGAAGCCTAGAACTTCGTTCTTCGCCTTCTTTGACGGTAAACCGATCGACAACTACCTCACACCCAAAGTTATTGAAATTATTAAGGATCCTTCTACGGATAACCGTACAAACTCCACACCTTTCGTGGTCGGTGAAACTGTTAGGGGTTTGACATCTGGTTGCCGCTTTAAGGTTGCTGCACCAAATGATTACTTCAAGTGGAATCCTTATGATGATACCGAATTACCTACATCATATTCTTCCACAACCAACTTCCTTAATGTAGATACTCTTGAATCTGCAGCACAATCTGTTGGTGACTTCTATGGTAATGTACAAGTTGGTGAAATTTTAGAAGGTGATTCTGGTGCAACTGCTGTTGTTAGAAACAGAAGAATTGTTACTGACCGTTTAGGGCAGTATAGAGGCACATTCTTTATCCCTGATCCTAGCGTTGATACTAATCCTCGCTGGGCAACAGGAACTAGAACCATTAGATTTACCACTAATGAAGAAGATTCTAGACTCCCTGGTACAGTTGATTCCGCTGCACAGGCAGAATATATGGCAGCAGGTACACTGAATACAGTTCAAGAAAATATTCTTGCTGTAAGAAATGCTGATATTGTTCGTGATACTGTAACTCAGGATAGAACAACTCAGACTACTAGAACTGAAACTCGTCAGGTCGGTTGGTGGGACCCTCTCGCCCAATCCTTCTTGGTCGATGAGACTGGTGGTGTATTCTTGACCTCTGTTGATGTATTCTTCAATACTAGAGATGAGAACATCCCGATCTCTATGCAAATCAGAACAATGGAAAATGGTTATCCTACTACAACCATCCTTCCTTTCTCTGATGTTACTGTAAATCCAGCCGATGTTCAGTTGTCTGATACTGGTGCTGTTGCTACTAGATTTACATTCAGAGCACCTGTTTATATCCCACAGTCAATCGAACATTGCTTTGTCCTCTTCTCTGACTCAAACTCTTATAAAGTTTGGATCTCTAGAATGGGTGAACTTGATATTACTGGCGATAGAACAATTTCTGAACAACCTTATGCTGGTGTTCTGTTTAAGTCTCAGAACGCAACTACCTGGACCGCCGACCAGTATGAAGACCTTAAGTTCACAATTAGAAGAGCAGTATTTGATAACACTGGAACATCCAGAATTACTTTGAACAATGCTCCTCTTGGACCTGGTAACAGAGGTAATATTAATCTTGCTACCGATGCGATCCAGACATTTATGCCTGAGTTGTCTTTGAGTCTTGCTGAACCTGGTTCTGGTCAAGTTGGTGGTGGATATACAGTTGGTGCTAGAATTAAGCAAGAAATTACTCTTGCTCAAGCAACAATTAAGAGTATCGATACCTCTGGCACAAATACTATCCTTAGAGTAAATGATATCAGCGGTAACTGGACTGCTGGTGCATACAACTCTCAGTCTGGTGCAGTCACCAATAGAGTTATCTCCTCTAAGACTACTACAACTATTACTGTGACCAATGCTAGCGGTTCATTCCTTGTAGGAGAAACTGTTACTGGCGGAACTTCTGGTGCAACTGCTGAAGTTGTTTCTTGGAATTCTGGAACAAATGCTCTGGAACTGAATTATGTTTCTAAGGAATTTGCAAACCAGAGTGGTCAATCTTATGAAGAACTGACTGCAACTAGCGGTGCTTCTGCTCGTGTAGACGCGACAGGTGTTACATATGCTGGCGATGCTGTCTCTGGAAATGCAATTGATGATGTGTGGGTAGGAACTGCTCCCACCTATGAGTCTTCACAGAGAAGAATTCTTATTGAGCATTCTAATCATGGTATGCATGACCCAGACAATAATGTCACTATCAGTGGTGTTATCTCTGAAGTTTCTCCTACTTATCTGACATCTGCGATTTCTGCAACAGATACAACCATCAATGTTAATGATGTATCCGCATTCCACCAGACAATCAATGGTCAGCAGATCAGTGCAAGTAATCCTGGATATATTATGATTATGCCAATGATGAGACCTCTGGATGGTCTTGGTGGAAATCGTGGAGCAGAGATTATTTCTTATAGTGCAATCAATGTTATTGACAATGAAATTACTGTTCTTGCAAGAGGACAGGGTGGTACAACTGCTGTTGCCTTTGCAGATGAATCTAAGGTATTGTGCTATAACTTAGATGGTATTCCTCTTACTGAAATCAATAAGACTCATGAAGCTGTTCTGAGTCCTACTTTAGATAGTTACTATCTCCAGACAACATCCCTTGCAAACGAAGGTATTAAGACTGGTGGTAAAGGAATCAGAGCAACACAGAACATTCAGTATGAGATTATGGCACCTCAGATTCAAAGAATGTCTCTGCCTAAGACAGAAATTACTGCTAGAGTACAAACGATCAGTGGTACATCTATCAATAATGGAACGCTTCTGACTCAAAACTCCTTTAGTAATACAGGTGAATTCTATGATGTTCTGTTGAATGACAGTAACTATTTTGAAACACCTCAGTTGATCTGTTCACCAATCAATGAGTCTTCTGAACTCAGTGGTGCTAAGTCACTTAGATTGGATCTGACTTTGACTAGCGAAGAAACAAATGTTTCTCCGATTGTTGATACAGATAGAATGTCTGCTACATTGATTACACATAGAATCAATAGTCCTACTGATCCCAACACATCTCTCCTGGCAACAGGTGATGAGCACGCCGCAGTATACATTACTAAGGTAGCGGATCTTACAAATCCTTCTGGTTCTATCAAACTGATGTTTGCGGCATTCCGCCCACCTGGTGTTGAAATCAAACCACTATATAGAGTGCTTCCTACAGGATCTACGGATATTATTGATAACATTGGTTATGAATTCTTCCCAGTAAATGATGCTACAGTCCCAGGACCAACTGATGAAGAATTCTATCAAGATTATGAATATGAAATCACTGGTTTAGATTTCTCACAATATCAAATCAAATTGGTATTTGTATCTTCTAACCAGGCATATGTCCCCATTATTAAAGATCTGAGAGCGATTGCCCTTGCAGTATAATTATGAGAAAAAAAATTCGTGAACATGATGGTTGGTTTAAAGACATGACCTCAGGGGCTATTGATTGTGGAGACACATCAGAGTACGCTAAATACATGAAAGCGTATAGGGCAGAAGAAAGTAAGCGTCTAGAAATGGAAGCTTTACAAAATGATGTTTCTGGTCTAAAATCAGAGATGAGTGACATCAAGTCCCTTTTATTAACTATAGTTCAAAATCAGAAAGGATTAAATCATGACGATTGAAAAAGTTTCTCAAGAAGAAATGCTTCAGAATTTTCAGACACGATTGGGCAGTCTCTTGGAAGAAAACAAGAAGCTTGCCGAACAAATCAAGTCTAATGAAGTGACAGCACTAAAACTTCAGGGTGCTATTGAAGCGTTGGAATATTACACAGCAGAGGAGGAAACCGCTTCTCATCCTCCCGACGAAACTGAAGAGTGAGTTAGGGGGGCGTTGCCCCCCTTTTTATTTGACATAAATAACTCAGAAGCATATAGTTTATACGGGTTGTCGTAAAAAATGGCAAATAGAATTCAACTAAGGAGAGGTGGCGCTCAGGAATGGGCAAACGCAAACCCCACACTTGCTCAGGGCGAACTCGGGGTTGAACTGGATACGGGTCGTATCAAGATTGGTGATGGTGTAACCGCATGGAACTCTCTGCGATACGAAAGACCTATTGAATCTACATCAAACACCGCAAACACTCTTGTACAAAGGGATGCTGACGGTAATTTTGCAGCAGGTACGATCACCGCAACCCTGATCGGTAATGCTTCTACTGCTGCTCGTCTTTCTTCTACTCGTCAGATCCAGTTATCGACTGACATCACTGCTTCTGGTGTCTTTGATGGTTCCCAAAACCTCAATTTGAATGCGGAGCTGTCTCTTGTACAGACTCTCCCTCACTATGATGGCACATCTACACCTACTGGTACATATACAAAGGTTGTAGTTGATGCTAAAGGTAGAATTATCAATGCTTCCAACCCAACAACTCTTGCTGATTACGGTCTGAATGGTTCTGTAGAAGGTCAATCTGCACAACCATATGATGCTGACCTAAATTCTCTTGCAAGTCTTTCCTCGACTGGTCTGGTTACCAGAACATCTTCTGGTGTAATTCAAACAAGACAGATTGTTGGATCGGCAACCAGAATTGCAATCCAAGATGGATATGGTATTGCTGGTAATCCTACAGTTGACCTCATCGCAACTGCTGTAGTTGATGGTAATTACAACACAGAATCTTTAACATCTGTATCTGCCAATGGTCCTTCTGGTGAACCATTCGGTACAGAAACTGTAAACGCTACGAAATTTACAGTTGACCAGTATGGTAGATTAACAAGCGCAACAAATGTACCTATTGCTACTGCTACTGAGGGTAGTAAGTATGCTAGCTATAATGCAGGTACAACCTATTCTAGATATGACATCATCGAAGAAGGCGGTAATGTATACCAAGCTCTTGCAACAATCGCTGCTGGTGGCGGTGCTCCTTCTCATACCAGTGGCGATACTGGACAGTGGCGTTACCTCGCGGCTGCGGCAGTCGAACAGAAGGGATTGGCTTCATTTGCACAGGAAGATTTCGATGTTGACAGCAACGGGCATGTTACCATCGCCGCCGCTGGAGTAGACAATACGCAACTTCAAAACAATAGAATTATTTTCACCGATGGTAATACTATCGATGAGTTTGAATTAGATAATGAACTTACAACATCTACAGCGCACACTGGTTTTGATTATCTCAACTATATCAAAATCAATGATACAAGCGGTAATTTACTGTTTGGCGCTAATAATACAGGGGACAGTGGCGCTGGTGAGATTGATGTCAATGTCCGTTCCTATTTTTCTGATCCTGATATT